CGCCGCAGGTTCTCAAAGCTGGATGTCACCCGCCGCAGGTCTTCGACAGTAGATCGCTCGACGGGATTGAATTTGACCTTGTTGGCCTGGGCCACTTGCTGGCCAAGCCGGTTCAATTGACGCTGGAAGTCCTGCAGGACAGTGTCGACATTACCCTTGTCGAACGCCGCCTGAATTGGAATCTTGATGCCGCTCATTTCAGATGATCACTTCCCAATCGTCAGGGTTTTCTTCCATCCGCCGCATTTCGGCCTCAAGATCAAAATCGGTGTCTTCCACCTCGTCCTTGTCGGGGTTGGCGAAGTAGTGGTACGCCCAGAATTCCGTTTCGATCTCCTCGATTGTCGCACCGAGGAAACGCGGATCATTGGATGTCAGGCCGTATTTTTGCCGGTACCAAAACTCAAGCGTCTTTGATCGCCCCCGTCCCTCCCGCTTGGCCCTCTGCTCCCTTGTTGAGTCGAAAAGAGGACTCCTTTGCAATCAAGGCCGCGTGCACTTTCAGCAGCTTCTGGTAGGTCTCGTCTTCGAGGGGGTCCAACTCCTCGATGTCAAAGCCATCAGGGAAACGCACGGTCATGACCTTGAGCGTGGACATCCATGTAGCAACCTGGTCCAGCCATGCCGTGGGCACGACAGCCTCAGTCAGACGCGAATACTCGACGTGGATCTTGATCTCATCGGCCAACTTGCGACGGCCAAAAACGAACGTGCCGACGCCTTCAACGTCTACTGGGAAGTCTGTCTTTGCTGCTGGGCGTGCCATGGTGTGTCCGGGTTGGGTTGATGATTTTTGATAAGTATGGCGTCACGACAAAAGGCCGCCCGAAGGCGGCCCCTTGATCATGTCACCGGTCAATCAGGAGGCAGTGCCAGTGACGTCAAGCGCGTTGAACGTGCCAGACGACATCACGATGGCGTGCTTGCTGATCTCCAGGTCGCCGGATGCGTAAGAGCAGCCGACGTACTTGCGCAGCAGCGTGGCGTCTTCCTTGGCATAGACCTCGATGTCGAACACTACGCCCTGCAGCATGGCGTCGCCATTCTCGGACACAATGCCGGCCTCCATCATCGAGCCGCGGTTCAGCAGCATCGAACTGACGCTCAGCGAGTGACGGGCCATGGTGGGCACGTACTCCTGAACATGGATGTCGCCAATGCCGGAGGCTGGCTCGGGCGAATAGTCATCGCTCATGCGCACAGACTGGATCAAACCGATCTGCTTGCCGTCGAACACCACCACGATCCGGTTACCGGAGCGCGTCTTCAGGTTTGTGGTTGCCATTCTGGTTCACTCCCAATCAAGCAGTTGCCGTGCCGCTGTAGGCCTTGGCAAAAATGGACACGAGCACGTAGTTGACGCCGATCACAGGCTGGCACTCGAACTCAACGCGGAGCACGTCACCGTCCAGGCTTGCGCTGATGTTGCGATAAGCCGGGTTGGTGTCGTCACCAGTGATCACGCCGGGGCCCTGGGGCTCGGCGCGAGCGAGCTCACGCAGGCGAGACTCTGTGATGCTCACAGCGCGCGACAGCAGGATGTTGGTGCCCTTCTGGCCGCGCAGGTCATCCAGGGCTTCGCGCACGTTGCGGGCCACATAGTCGACTGCCACACCGGTCGACACTTCGACTCGGTTGTAGTTGTCGTTCGTCAGCCAGGTGGTGATCGACTTGACCACCTTGTAGCCCTTGCTGGTGTTCTCGACGCACAGAACGCCGCCATTGATCAACAGATCGGTGTCGGTCGGGTTGCGCAGGTTACGTTCCAGTCCGCGCACCTTGAGCGTCTTGTTGGTCAGCGGGGTGCCGGGGTTCACACCAGAGAAGGCGCCGGCCACCATGGCAGCCAAAATGTACGGCTCGAACAGGACCAGGTCGCCGTTGTCGTCGTAATCGTAGAAGCCAATGTGTACCAGGGACGTGCGGTCGCTGTTCAAGGCCTTGGCCGCGGCGATCGCCGAGGTGTCGGAGGTGGACGAAGCGGTGCCGACAATCGCGCGGCGCTCCATTTTGCCCACGGTCGACATGTAGGCTACATGCGAGTCGTTCATAGCGTGAATCGATGCGTCCGACGTGATGGGCACAACCCACTGAACATCGACCTGCTGCAGCGTGGTGTAAGCATTGCTCCAGCTGGTGTTGGTGGTCACGCCATCAGAGCCGCCGGTCAGATAGGTGAAACCGATGTTGGCGGGAGGTTTGCCGGCATTGGTCGGGCGCGTGGCAGTGAGGAAACCTTCACCGGTGCTGTTGATCCAGTCGATCACAGCCTGCAGGTCGGCCAGCACGGTATAGGCTGCGGTCTTGACATCCTGGGACGTCACGCCGTCCAGGCCGTTCAGAGCCACCTTGGCGCCGTTGCCGTCCAGAACGGAGGCGGTGAAGCCGGTCACGCTGTTGATGCGGTCGACGACCTTCTGCACCGTCTTGTAGGTGTTCAGGTCGATCGTGGCTACCGTGGTGCCAGTGGGCGCCTGCAAGGTCACAGCGGTGTTTGTCACGCTGATCGAGGCAGAAGTTTGCGCGCCGGTGTACTGCACCTGCAGCGCATTACGCGTCAGGTTGTCCTGGGTGTAATAGTCGTCACCCAGCTGCACGGTAACCTTCTTGCCAACCGTGGAGCCGCTTTCGACCTTGGCCTTGATCTGGTTGGTGTAGAGGCCGTAGTCGGTCGACACCAGGTTGATCGCGGCAGCGCTGGCGCTATCCAGCAAGGCCAGCGAGGCTTGAACGGCTGGGTTCACGCGAACCGCAACCACCTCGGCAGGGCCGCCAGTCTGCGAACTGGGGTCGAATGCCTTGAGTACGGCCGTCAGCAGGTCGCCAGAACGCAGCGTAGCCTTGGCTTCGCTGGGCGTGCCAAAGTGCAGCGCGGTGTTGGGGGCGCCGCCGGTCGACGTGCCCACCAAGGCAACGACGTTGCCGACGCTCAAATTTTTGTTCGCCAGGCCAGAGTCATCGACCACGGAGGCCGTTGTCGGAGTCGTCAGCAGACGACCGTTGAAGAAAACGCTCATGTGTTACCTCACACAGGTTTGTTTGCGAAAGCCTCGAACCGGTCCAGGTAGTTGGACTCCAGGTCTTTGGCATGGCCGGCGGACTTTTCAGCGAAGTGAAAGCCGCCAAGCAATTCGACGCGTCGATCGCTCATCGAGTGACGACGGCAGAATTCTTCGAGCGTCAGTTCCTCGGGAGCCGCCTCGACGGCCGTTTGTGCTTCTTTGTCTGCCATTTATGGGCCTTTCGTTAGATGGTGACAGGCAGGTACTCGCCGTTGGCAGTGACCTGCACATCGGTGATCGGGTTGACGGAGTTGGTGACCTTGACTGGCGCCATGCAGCCGAAACTGCAGATCACCTGGTAGATGTTGGATGAATACTCACCGTTGAGTGCATCGGCGTCTTGCTGCCCGAAGGTGATCTCGACCATGCCGGCAGCATCAAAGACAGGCAGATTGGCCACCACGATGCGGCGCAGCGCCTTGCGTAATTCGATGCGTTCATCGGGGTTAAGGCACCAGCCGACGATGTCCAGGCGCACATTGGCCAGCCAACCCTCAGACTCGGTCCATTGGCCTGACAGTTCATCAAACTGGTCAATTTCGACCATCTCACCGATGCCGCGCTCGCCCTGGTCCTCGTTGGTCAGGTGCACAGTCACAACGGGCAGTTCGACACCGCCATCAGCGATGGGGGGAGCCGTCAGCACTTGGATGTAGCCGCGCTTTGGCTGCATGACGCCGCGCGCCACCTCGACAGCCAGCCCAGCCTCCAGGCGATCGCGCACGATGCTCAGAGCATCAGTGCTGGCGTCCTGGTAGGTTGCCTGGGGCGTGCCGGTTGCCGTCGCGCTGGGCGTCCAGACGGAGCCATCCCAGTAATAGGCGCGGTAGAAGGCAGGCAGTTCGTTTTGTAAGGCATGCGAGTCGACAATGCTGCGGTCACTGCCCTCGTAGGCCACATAGGCGTCAGGATCACCCTCACCGGTGAAGTCGTCCGAACCCTTGCGGAGCACGCGCCATTGCGTGGCGCCAGTTGGCGGCACGAGGCTCAGGTGCAAGGCGTTGCCCGAATATAGCGGGCGGACGGTGAATATCATGATGGTGGTGATGATGCCGTCACGACACCGAGCGACGTGACGGCACAATCAGCCCATGGCGAATTTCAACATCTCCATCGAACTGTCCGATTTGTCAGAGGTCCGTCGACTGATCGATAGGACGGTCTACCCGTTGGTCAGCCAGGGCATAAACGGTATTGCCCAGGCGACCGTGTCCCGGTGGATCGAGGCCGTCCAGCACGCCAAGCTATGGAGCGGTGAAAAGGACGCCTACGCCAAGACCATCACCTACTCCATGACCAGCGACATGTCGGCCGTGGTGGAAAGCACCTACAAATACGCATCAGAGATCGAGGAAGGGCGCCCGCCCCGCGATCTCAAGAAGATGCTCGACACCAGCAACAAGGTGCGCCGAACCAAGGACGGCACGCGCTTCCTGGTGATCCCGTTTCGACACAACGTGTCGTCTATGCCCGCGCACGTCTACTCGGCAGCCAGCGCGCTCACAGCCAGCACAATTATCGGCCAGACAAAGCGCCGAGCCGGCGAGCTCACCAGCGCAGCTTTTGGCCAGGGCATGGTGCCCATGAGCGAAAAGCGCCAGCGCCGAAACCCGTTCTTGAAGTCGACCGCGAACCGCCAGGACGTGATGGTCAACAAGGACATCTACAGCTGGGGCTCGAAGCTGGTGGCCGGGTCGATGGGCCCGAACCCTCGGGGTAAGTCCGATCGCTTCGCCGGCATGGTCAAGTTCGACACCAGCACGCCAGGTGCGCAGCGGTCCAGTTTCTTGACCTTCCGCATCATGTCCGAGAAGTCTCAGGGCTGGATCGTGCCAGCACAGCCAGGGCAACACATCGTCAAGGGCGTGGTCGACGAGATGAAACCCATGGCTGAAAAGATCATCCAAGAAGCCTTCAAGCGAAGCTGATCAGCGGCCAAACAGGTCGAAGCACCGCATCACCATCCGCAGGGGCAGCCGCATGCCGGCGTGCTTCATGCGGTTGTTCGGGAAGGCTCCAAAGCAATAGAACTCCTGATAGCGCGTGCCGCTCACGCTGTACGTGGTCCCCGCTGGAGGCCCGCCACCATCTGGCCAGGTTGGCAGGCCCACGTCGTTAATGACGGGTATCTTGCCCTCGACGATGGCGCCGGCCTGGTTGAACCAATACACCCGCGTGATCGACTCTACCGTGCCCTGAATACGTTCGTTCACAGCACCCTTGACCAGCGGCACCGAGAACGAATCCGAACTTGTCTCAGCAAGCACCCGGTCAAAAGGCGCCACATCATAGAGGGGCGAATCGTCAGGGATCGACAGGACCAGGTCACCGGACTCCCACTGACCGAACTTAGCCCACTCCTGCTGCGTCTTTTGACTGGCCACGCCAGCCTTGACGCGCACAGGGGCCTCCCACAGCCGCCCTTTGCCACCGCAGTGCGGGCAGCCCACCTTGGGGGCCCCAGAGGTAGGGTTGATGCACGGGCAAGCCGAAGACTGGCGCCAGCGGAAATACTCACCCAGGTTGTTCAGGTGGTTGTTAAACCCAATACGATTGAACCGCATATCAGCCTCCCAGCGAGGCAAACCGAACGCCGTGGATGGCTGTCATCAGACCACCGTTTGAACCCTTGCCGCCATTGAGTATGCGATCAACCGTATCGTGATATTTTTCCATATCGACACTCATGGACTGCGACAGGCCGTCAGCACTGATCGAACCAGATTGAGGAAGGAATACATCCTCGATCACTTTGATCATTGTCTTTTTCAACAGTGCATCAATAAGATCTGGGTAGGTTTTTGCTGCATCGCTCAAGCCAGCAACATAAGTCACCTGAATGGCAAGGGGAATCGTTCGACCGTTGCCGATGGCCTGCATGACGAAGGCATTCAGCGGCGCGACGAAGGCCGTGCTCGACGGCACAAACTGGATCTGCCCGTACTTTTTGTCCATGCGCAGCCAGTCAAGCGGCAGATCATAGTGAGATAGCTCACCGCCTGGGTAGGCGAAACGTACCCGACTCACGCTTTGCAGGGGCTTGTTTCGGGTTTTGATCATGCCCCACTTGTCGTTGTAGCCAAACGCCTCGGGACTGTAATCATAGCCAGGATCGATGCCCCATGGCTGGCCTCCGAGCGCGGCAATCTCATCATCAGTTGGGGTATCAGGGAAAAATGTGGTTGGCTGCAGCGGAACTCGCAATTCGTGAGATATCTCAGCTTCTGCTGCCAGGATCTTGTCCCACAAGTAGTCGTCACTGAGCTCGACAGATGGCATCGCTCCAGATGCCGCCAGAAGGAGGCGATCGGTACGCAACTTTTTGATGGCCGTGAACCGATTTGGAAATAGCGCTGAACCGAAGGCGGATACGCTTTCTGCATCCTCTTTTATGAATAGCCTTAGCGTGAACTGGTCAACGATCCCATTTTGCGAGGTCCATGAACACGTTACGGCATACCACGTCGATTGAACTCCACCAGACAGATAGACCGATACCGACTTGTCGCTGAACGAGGAATTCGCCACCTGAACAGATCCAGATGGACTAATGCCCCAGGATGCAGAGGATATGACATCATCCACCGCCATGTAGTCATCGAGCTTGAACGTGTACTGTCGCGTTGCGTCTTTGTCCTTTTCGGCCCAAATCGCGTCACCGCTCACTGTGGTTTGAGTTGCCATGTGTCCCCCGTTGGCGCCATGGGCGCTATCGTGAAAATTGTACTGTCACCCGCACCTGAGATGCCCGGATGCAGATCGAAAACGGACGATGGCGCTGTCAATAGGAATACTGTTCCAAGAACCACACCAGGAACGATCAAAAGAGCTATTTCGCTTGACTCGGCGTCGCCAGAATCAAGCGCCTCGACATAGAAGTCCGATACAGCTGCTATCGCTTCTACGGCCGAAGCAAGATCTGAGACCACAGCCGCAATCGATGTGAAGGCTTGGGATGAGTCTCCCGATCCGGCCAACTCGATGACCATCCCAGTATAAGATGCCTCGCCGTAAGCAGCATCCAATGCCGATACCGCCTCGATCACGTACGAACCGATCATTCGGGCAACCATGACAGTATCTGAGGCGGACGCAGGCTCTGACACAGCCATTGATGCCACGATACCGGTGCTCAGCAAGTCACCAGAAGATGCGGCCTCAACCAAGCTGGAAAGCAATATGGATGCGACAGTAGACGACTCGCCAGCTGAGGCAGACTGTATCGCTGATCCCAACACCACCGCTGTTAAATTAACCAGTTCGCCGGCGTTGGATGCCTCAGTGACAGTCGCTACCAGGCTGCCCAATACAGTCGACACATCAACCGATGATGCTGAATCAGACGCCGATCCAGTGAAGCTGGCCAGCCCGCTCGATTGCTCTGAAGCAGAGCCGGACTCGACCGATGCTACCGCCGACGTGATCGCCCCCAATGCACTGTCAGATCCTGACAGCACCTCAATGGCGCTTACGACTGTAGACCACGATACAACCGGCACATCTGAAGCAGATACGGAATCAGTGGCACCAACTATCCACGTTGCAGTCGATGATGCAGAATCAGACGATGATGCATCCCCAGAAGCCGACGCGCTTGCACCCACACTGGCAGATGCGGATTCATCTGCAGCGGAAGCCTCATACAGGCTTACGCCGTAGACCGTCCCGCCGCCAATAAGCGCAAGCAGCAGGGACATCTATTATTCCCAGCCGTATGAGACAGTGATCGTGTGAGCCTCTACACCTGCAGTACCCACCGTACCGACGTTCTTCTTGACTACAGCAAAGAACTCGCCTGGATTGACGTAGATCGGTGCACCAGTGAAGTCCATTTGAATCGTGGACAACTGCGTCAGTGCTGCTGCAGCTGCTGCAACAGATCGCGAACCAATCGGCACACGTCGCGGGGCCTTGGCGTTTGTCGCCTCCGCCGTAGCAAGCGAAACCGCCGTATGACCGAATGCAATCGACCATTGCTCGTTGTAACCGCCACCTGTGATCGCAGTTTGAATATACGTGTCAACCTTGACGCCCATCACCACCAAGCGTCGTCCTGGAACGTTCACTGTCGGTGTAGGAACCTGGTAGCTGCTGATGATGCCGTCGGTGTTGACGGCCAAGGTACAGGTCTCCCAAAACTGACCGCCAAGACCTGACCCGAGCGCAGCCGTGGTGTTTGTCGGAACTGCTGCAGTTGGATTAGTGCTGTTGGCATAGTTCGCAAGCGAACCCATCGTACCGCCAGACAGGCCCTGATAGCTCCCGAAAATCCGGTTGCCGGTCTGGGCAAGCGTCGAGTCAGAATTAATGCCACCCATGCGTACAGAGTACGCATTCAGCTGAGCTTGAATCGCGGCTCCACCGGCACCACCGGTGATACGTTGACCAAAGAACGCACGCAAACCTGCGCCCATAGCGATCCGACCAGAGCCCGCTGGCATTGGTATCGAGCCCAGCAAAACCGCCCCAGTTCCATCATTCACCCAGAAGTACGCAGAGACGCTGTTGGTATAAACAATGAACTGATATCGCTTAGAGTTTGTGTATGCCCATGAGCCGACACCACCTGCACCAGTGAAAATGCCAGTCGATGTCTCAGATCCATTGATTGACACAATACCCTGAAGACCACTGGAGCTCAGACGAAAGAAAATGCCATCACTTGGCGCAACGGTTGCGCTAGTGATATTCGGAGTAAATCCAAACTCAACGAAGTTGTTCGCGCTCGGCTGAGCGCTGAACGATGCCTCAAAATCAGCAGAAAGAGTATTGGCCCCGATGTTGGCAAAGCTCGCGTAGGTCTGGAGGTAGTAGCCCGTTGTGGTTGTTACGATCGAAGCACTGTTGGTTGTGAATTGACCTGCGGTCCATGTGGCCGCCATGGTGGTCGACACGGATTGGTGCTTGCCGGTGTTCTGTGCCGTGTAGTTGAAGATTTCTTCATCCAACATGGTGTCTTGTGACACACGGATTCGGTAGTCGTCGTCAACTTCTGGGCTTTTAAGAACAGGAATGCCGGTGATATAGCCCTGATCGACTTCGCCGAATATCCTCACACCGCCGATATTGCCAGGATTTGCGAGAGCATTGCTCTCTGGAACCACCTTCAGTTGACCAGCGGCACTCACCTCGGCGACGTTACCGCTGGTGTTACCTTCAATGCGAAAGCCAGACATAAATTACTCCTCAATCAGACCAGACGTAGCGGGCCTTGAATGTTCCAGTGAGACGAAGCCCAGTCATGGCCTGCGCCGTAAATCCAACACCTGATGAAATAGCGATAGCCTGCAGCGACAAAGACCCAAGAGGGAGCATCTGATGCTCGACAGCATTGTGCTGAGCGGTGCTATCTGTTCCCATCAAGTAAATCTCGACCTTGGATGTCGACGAGATATTTGTGTCTGACACAGATGCAGTGACGACGTTTGTCCCAGGCGCAGACCCAAAATCAAACGTGACCGTTCCCTGCCCGTTAGCCATCACTCACCGGCCTGAGCGGCTTCAATTTGATCAGCAGTGAAATAGCGCTCGCGCTTTTCATCGCCATCCTGATATTCAACCCGGTACTGGATCAGTCCCGTCGACTCGTCCAGGCTGAGGCCAGTCACAACACCATTGATTGGCGCTTGAACGATCTGGCGGACTGGGTCACCCTTTTTGAACAGTGCTGACATTACAGGCTCCCGGTCCAAGTAACGTTGAGGGTATCGCCGCTCGAAACGGTTTTAGATCCGCCACTGAAGTCGCCAGCGCTGTAGAGCGTGCCGGTGGTGCTATCAACCGTTGAGCTACCGCCAAGATTGATGAAGCAACCAGCAATAGTGCGTGAAC